CACAAGTGTGACCGTGTCTCCGATTCCGTATGAAAGAATGTCTTTGTATTTTTCTGACGCTTTCGCAAGGTCGACCACCTCCGCAGTATATGCCTTGTATGGTCGTGACATTTCCTCAATTTTTGCCGTCGCATCCTCAATCAGACTTGTGGTGTTGGTGTATCGCTCATCTTTCCACACATACGCCTTGATTTTGGAACTATACTGAAAATTGTCGATGTAATCTTTTCCGGTCAACCATTCCGGCGTGATGCCGTCCTTGCCTATCGGATAGATTCTTGTATAAAAATCATAGGTGTCGGATTTCAAAGATATTTTCCGGAGGTTCAATCCCTCCATGAAATAACACCCTCTGTCACTTCCTATCCTGTCATAAATGTCGATTGTCTTTGTCAGTGAGCGAATGATGCACTCACAACGGTATGTCGTGAGGCACTTTTGCAGGACATCCCATGCCGTGACACTTTCCTGCTCGTCAATGGTTCTTTTCTTTGTGACTGTGCATGTTCCGACATGCCACCCCGTACCCTCGAACGCAAACTCAAGACACGCTTTGATTGTCTGTTCATCCGATTCAAACCCATACGGGAACGCCGTTCCCTCCAATTCCTCCACGTTGAGGACGGCGGTGTATTTGTTGAACTGTTCCCCTTTTTCGACTGCTTTGAGAACAAATTCGTCCGTTTTAGTGCGTATATAATATTCTTCTTTGAGCAGGTCAACCAACGCTCCCGATGCAGGATAGTCAAACGTCAATTCCTTATCTCCGGAATCCAGTGTCGTGGTGATTGCCCTATCCTTGAATCCGGACAGTGTTCCGATTCTTTTCTTTTTATCATCAAAAATCTGCAACGCTCTCACCTCCTAAATCCACATCGGAGTATATCTGACCGTCACTCTTGCCTTTGTGTTGGAGAATATGAGTGCCGTTTCTCCTGCCTTTAATACCGGAAATTCCCACAAATCCACCTTGTCAAATGCGTTCGCCCCGTCTATCGTCACAAGTCCGGTTTTTGCATCTATCACAACCGTTTTTCCTGCTGCAAGGCTCTCAACAATGATGTCCTCTCCCAGTCCGGTGATTGTGTAATTCGTCAAGGTGCTTTTTGCATATACCTCCACAACGCACGGAGTGTCTCTTGTACCCACTTTATAGAACGATGCGGAGGTTTTCCCGTCGAATGTGATTGAGAGGTCGTCATCGACGAAAAAGCCGTCAAATTCCACGTTTACGACGTACCTCTGTTTCACATTCTTTTTCTCATAGTCATTTGATGTGATGAACCCGATATATGTTCCTTTGTAGCCGTCAAGTTCCAACCTGCACGGCTTTGTGAAATTCATCATAAATTCTGATGCAGAACGGATGATGCTGTTCCTGTCCTTGCCCTTGAAATAGATTGACAGTTTCAAATGACCCATCTGAACATCTGTCTCAAGTTCTGTCGGGAGTGTTGCTCCCGACAACCATTCATAATTATTCATGATTGAGGGAGGCTGCACATCGGCGGTCAACTGTTTTGCGTTGTACGCTCTGATGTCTGTTCCGTTTATCTTCATCGCCTTGTTTTACCTCCCTTTCCTTTTGTCTGTGACCATCTGTGCATCAACCCTTGACACGGTTCTGCTTGCAACCTCGTCTCCGTCGATGTATGTGTGATTCGTCACATACACAATATTTGATTTTTGAACTGCATCCAGTTTCTTGTCGAGGATGTTGTTCAATTTGTTATAAAATTCTGCAAGTGGCAAGATTGCCTCGTCGCCTGCCTCGCCTCCTACCATGAGGCTGCTGCCGTTGATTCCGAACACAGTCGGATTTGTCATGATACCACCGGATTTATACCACTGGATCGAGAATGACGGGAGTGAACCCTTTCCTCCGATTCCGTATGGTGCTTTCCCTCCGCTCACGCTAATATGAGGCAGGTTCAAGTGTGGCAATGACCATTTGAAATTGAACGCCGATTTGATTCTTGACAACGCACCTGTCACCGCTCCGTGTGCGGATTCCATCTTTGAGGAGAATGATGATTTGATGCTCTCCATCGCAGACGATGCGGTCGATTTCGCACTCGCTAATTTGCTTGAGAATGCCGATTTGATGCTGTCAAGTTTTCCACCTGTCAGAGTGTTCGCCGTACCCATGAGAGAGTTCATTGTGTCTTTTATGCCCGTAAACGTAGCAGACACAATTCCCTTGATTCCCCCGCCTTTTTCACTGTATGCGGATTTCATGTGGTCGAGTTTTGTTGACACATTGGACTTTGCTGTTTCCATGAGGGAGGTCGCTTTGTCCTTTATATTCGTGAAATCAGTCGACCATTTTGATTTTATC